TTGGCTACTGCTGAACCAGCTATGACTACGTCATCTCCCAAGATGGCGTAGCCAGCGTACCACTCCTTACCAGGAGTAATTACGCCCGCTGTCACAGCGGCCCACTGAACGATTGCATGGTGGACCAGTGCTAGCATTGCCCAAGAAGACAAAGCTCCCATTGGTTGTCCGGTTGTATACCGAACCTTCCCGGTTTCAGACAGGATCTGCCATTCCTGGCTTTTCCCAATCTTAATCCGTTTAGGAACGTGATACTCCCTTCCAACCAATAGAGCAGCCCAGAGTTCTGCTCCCCAAGACGTTAGTATTGGGGAAAGTAGAATTTTCTGCAGGACAATAGGGATTCGATCAGTCGCCGCCGAGAGATCAAATGAGTACAAGGAAGGCTTCCTACCGTTCGATGAACGGTGGGCATCCTGCCAAGTATACAGATTTTCAATCGGCTTCAGCTGGTCGAATGTACCATCTTGCGGAAACCTGGCCAGTAGCTTAAAGAGTGCTCGATGAAGAGCATCCATCAGCCACTGGGTCCATGGGTCTACCATAGCAAACACCCGGACCTTACCTGCAGGCTCTTCCTTGAAACCTAGTCGTCCAAGCCAATTAGTTGCTTTGAACGGGCACGGGGGCCCGCCCGAGGATAAGGGAAGAGAATCCTCCCAAACCCACAACTCTTTGGCCCAAGACTCAATCCGATTCAGGACCCACGTATTACCAGTCATCTTCGCCCAATTCGTTAGAACCGGGTAAAGGGGACTGTGTAACCACGTGTGCGCTGAAGCTAGGATTGCCGCGGGTGATGTGTTCTGGGCTCCGCCCGAAACATTACCACCTACGATACTAGGTCCCGATTTAGAGATCAGGAATGGTTTGGCCCGGAGTCCTTTCATAAACTCTAATGGTCCTTCACCCTCTTCTGACCAGAGCGCGTCTGTTACGCTTCCATTTTCATGGAAACGCGACTTAACGACTGGCCAAAAGTGGTTAACCACAAATTGACTAAATAAGGGTATTAAAGAAGGATCCATATTCGTATCGTCCGTGATGGTACTTAGTTTCACCTTTCCTGGGAACTCAAGAATTCGGTATATGCCGAAGAGAGTCATCCAGAATCGGATGGTCCAAGTATCACCACTTCGGATACGCGCTCTGTGAAGAGCAGGGATTATGTCAGGAAGTCCACTATGCGTTCGACCGATCCTCGCCCCGAAAGGCGTGAGATCGTATAGGCGTTGGCCTCCTATTGATTGCTGAAGAATAGAAGCACATCCTTTCAGGTAAATTACCAGAAATTTTATGCCTCCATGCTTCTGCAATCGCCAGAAGGTTGCAACGGTAGTGATTACTACTTTGACGACTGAAAGGTTTACTCTCCGTCCCAGAAGTGCCACACATCCAAGGACATGTGTCACCGCCGGACGCCCAAGTTTTACCTTGAGCATGGCACCGAAAGACGCATAAGAAGCTAGCAGTCGAGAATACGCACGACCAAGCGTTCGCTTAGTTGTGTTTATTGTCACTGTTAGTTATTATACGAACTCTCGGACTTCGGTTTCCTCGTTAGAGGGCCGCAGCCAGCCTTGGAAGGCTTTGGTGAGTTCTACCAATCAGGCTTCAAGTAGCTAATCCTACCAACTATAGATTGACCCCCCTTTCCGATTTCTCGGGAAGGAATTCGGGCAACAATCCGGTTACCGACTTTCGTCGGCACTACGGGCTGTGTTCCTATCTCACTCTAGTTGGAGACCTCTACTCGACCTGCCATCGTGCAGTCGGCTGGAGATACTTTCCCCCTAGGGCTCGAGGTGTGAGCACAAGCTTACTAGTGACCTAAGCGAATAAGTCTGGGTCATCCTCTCTCCAACAGTCTACGCGATGTCCAAATGGGCGCGTGGGGGCAACCCCCTCAGAATGCATGACACTTGAGTCACACACTCGAAGGAGTCGCCTCTTAGGCGACTTTCCAAGAGAGCGGGAGTTACCTCC